GAAATAAATTCTTCATATCTCAATGCCTGTGTTCCTTCTGAATCATTAACGTCAGATATTACCCACCCGCCAAAATCAGCAACACCTGATTCATCTAATACGGACTTAACCTCTTGTGCAATTAGACCATAGTGTGTTCTGTTACCCTCAATTTTATTATACTTAACTGGGTGCAACTTATTTATAAAATCTAGACCTAGGTCTGAAGTCACAACATTTTCTTTTGTTCTTTGATCAGAAATTGTTGTAGCTGCGGAGTTAAGGTATATGTTTTTCCAACCTCTTGTTACACGATCAGTACCAGAGTTTAGAGGACCCATAAGCCCCAAACTAAATGCATTGTTTGTTAGTGGAAACCAGTTAGAGTTTACTCCAATTGGTGAAAGGTCTGTTGCTGCGTAGTTTAATGAAATTCTTGATGTAATGGGATCTATGTTTGCATTTGTTCCCGCTGGTCCTTGTGGTCCAGTTGCTCCTGCTACGCCATCTGCGCCACGTGGAATTGTAAAGTTTAAAACAACATCGCTTGATGTTCCAGAATTTGTTACTACCGCATTAGTTCCTGCAGCTGACGTTGTAACTGTTGGAGAAACTGTTATCGTTGCTGCCGCATCACCTTTAGGTCCAGTAGCCCCTGGTAATCCTGTTTCGCCAGTTAGCCCCGTGTCTCCACGAGGAATCGTAAAATTAATTGTTTGTGAAGGAGCGGTTCCAGTTATTGTTACAATTGGCTGTGTACCAGCATTACCTGCTGCTACAGTTCCAACACTTAATACGTTTGCTGGTCCTGGGCCTCCAAGAACACCGTCTACGCCTCTTGGGATATTAAATGTTAATGATTGAGATGGGGCTGTTCCGCTAATTGTTACTGAGGCACTTTGTCCAGGATTAATTGTATTTGTCGCAGCAACTGTTATTACGTTTGATGGACCAGCTGGTCCTTGTGGTCCAGGGTTAGCTGCAATAAATGCAGCAATGTCTGTACCCAGGGCACCTAAATCTCTAGGTACATCTGGTGAGTCTGTGTAGGTTGGGAAACGCCATCCATTAACGCCTGTAGTTGCCATTTTTTAATTATACCACCTTGCTATTATACACAGACAGATGTGAAGTGTATCTATCTCCAGATCTTACATCATTAACTTTATGTAAGTATGGTTCGTGGCTTGGAAAAATAAGAAGGCTTCCTTCTTCTGGTTTTATTGATATGCCGTGATTTGGAAACTCAATTTCCCCACCCTCATAATCTGAGTTTAGATAAGATATCATAGAAAATGCAAGGTCGCTATCTCCGTCATAGTTATCGCAATGAGGTCCCATTCCTGGCCCTGTCCATCTTCTTACTGGAATCTCGTCTGTCATTAATGTATACTTTGATGGATCTAGATTGTGATTGGACAGGTATTGATTTAGACACATCTCAAATGCCATCTCAAGGCTATTCTTAATGTATAGTATTTTTTGATCTAGTCTTCCATTGTCAATTTTATTTTTAACATTCTTTGTTATTATATTTTTGTTTTCGCCGTATACAACTTCTGGGTTGTTGCTTGCTATCCAAGGACTCCATTTAGATATGACGCCGTGGCTTCTTTCATCAAGGTCGACTTCATTAATAAACTCTAGCAATTCTTTTGGATAGCTGATAACATTTTTAAAATACCAAATGTTGCTCGATAACTGTTTTAATATAAACATATGGTACATATCTTCTGGATTGAAGTCTTGGCTACTCATTAATTTCCCTCTACTTCTGATGCAGGTATTGTGGCTCCGTCTGGGGATAGTCTTAGACCTCTGTCTCTGATATCTTTCCATTCTTCTTGTTCGCCCTTTTGCATTGCTCTTACTCCAGCTAGCTCTTCTGCCCAAGCGGCTCTTACATCTTCTGGATAATCTGATTCTTCTCTATCATCCCAAAAAGATCCAAGTGTATATCTTGCAGCTTTTTTAACAACTGTAACTTCGTGCATGTTCTTGTGGCCACCATGGAATATTAAAAATGAACCAGCTTTTGGAAAAACTTCCAAAGGAATCTCTCCGTGCTTTGCATCAAACTTTAAAGTACCGCCTTCAAAGTCGTCATTTAAATAAAGGAACCCAGCGTATCTACTTCTTGTAAATGCACCCATATTTCCTTCGTGATCGCTATTGTCTGAGTGCTTTGGGGCAAATGCTCCTGGAAGCCATCTTTGAACATGGAAGCTAATTTGCGACATATCTTCAAATGATTTATTTGCCACATCCGCAGCTGATTGTCTAAAGCGATTTTTTAAATCAGTAAACCAAGTTGGGCTAAGATTAAACTCTTGTAAGATTGGCTCTCCGTCATATGGATATCTTGCAGAGGATGACTCATAGAAAGATATTCCTTTCCAGTAGCCTTCTTCATTTTGCTCAAGCTTATTTAATAGTCCAATGACTGATGAGCATTCTTCTTTTGTTATATAGTCTTCATAGAGATAGATGTCTTCTGTTAGTTTTGTTAATTTCATTACATTCCCTCACTTGGACCATTTTTATTTCCAGTCAGATCATCATACTCTGTTGGAATTCCGTCCTGCAAATATCTCATGTTTCTTGGATTGTCATGCTCTAGTCTTTTAAATTCTTTCTTCATCCAGTTTGCTGCACCCATTTGCTTTTGCTTTGCAAGCCAGTCGGGATGTCCGTCATAGGGATACATTACAAAGTTTCTAACAAAAAACTTTTCTCCACCATGAATAGTCTTTACTCCATGAAAATATGGTGCGTCTGAAGGAAAGACAAGGATGTCTCCCGCTTGTGGCTTATGATTAATCAGGTTTCCGTCTACAAAAAATTCAATGTCTCCACCTTGATAATCATCGTTTATATACATGGTGCAAGTAAGTTGAAATTTTGAACCAGGCATATCTCTTTCAGATATAATAAAATCAGTGTGATATTGCATTGTCATCTTGTTGTTCAATACATCTACTTGGTCTCTGTATTTAGAAAAAGAGCATCCGCTAAAATGCCATCCTGGCTGAAGCTCTATGTTGTGTCTTTGAATATAGTCGTTTAAAACTAAATCGTATGCTTTTTGTACTTGATCGGCAAAATCTTTTTCTTCAACAAACATTGCATCTTCAGAGACATCTTTTATCTCTGCAGGATCTTTGGCTTGAGAGTATGTTCCAAAATGAGCCCACGGATCCCATGATCTTAAATAATGCTTTCCTTCTGAAGTCTGTTCAGACTTTTTCATCGTTTCATAGAGCTTTTGTGGATCAGACAAAACATTTCGGTAAACGTCTACTTTTGGATATAATTCTACATACTCTAAATTGCTCATGGTTGTCTTTCTCCTGTGTGTCTCATAATCGTCCAAAAAAATGGAGATGTAAATCTATTGCCAGATTTTACTGGCCTAACTCCGTGTGTATAATACATATCGCCTGGGAAAAAATATGCTGCTCCTGCTTTAGGCTTGAACTCTATTCCATGTTGCGGGAAGTATAATTCTCCACCCTCATAGTCATCATTAAAATAAAATAGTCCTGCTAGGTCATAGTGGGGGAAATCATTCGCTCTTCCCTTTTCAATACCAGTATGAAATTCTTTATCTGCATGTGGCTCTTGTCTTGCTCCAACTGGCCATCTAACAATCGCTGGGCCAGTCTCTTTTGCATCAACTTCAAAGAATTTATCTACTTCAATTTTAAGTCTTGCAATCATGCTATTAATTAAATCAAGTATAGTTGGGTCTGACTCCATTAAAGAGAAGTAAGTGCATACACGATCTTTCCATATATTTGCATCATACAAAACAAGACCATCTTCATCTACGTGAGTTTCTGTGTGATCCCATATTTTATTATTCAAAGCAAATGTTATTAATCGCTCTCTTTCTTCTGGGGTTAAGAAATTTTCTAACTCTACTATGTTGTCAGAAGAATTGCCATAAAATCCAGAAGGAGTTATTGATTTTGGAGCGTGTAGCTTCATGTCTTCGTTTGCTGCCTTCATTTTAACCCTCATTCTCTATAATATATATTTTACCATTAATCATTTACTCTGAGCCACCCTTTAGTCTAATTGCTTTTACTTGATGCTCTCCCATTTTTTTCCCTTTATGGTCTGTGGCGTCTCTGTAAAAATTAGTCCATCTACCTTCCGCATTTGCCGCCATAACTGCTGCTGAGTAGGATTCTTCCAAAAACTCTGGCCTGCTTATTTCTCCTATTGGAGATAAAATCATTTCTGAATTTTGCATATCCTCTAAATCTATTGGCATTATAGATATGATAGGTGTATTGGCTTTTATTGTTATCTCTACATTAGGCCTAGTTATTCTCCAAGCCACTGGCAGGTCTCCCCTAAAAAATGATGTAGACAGAAGTGTTGTAAATGGAACAACACCATCTATAAACTGATTTGGGACTGGCATTGAAAGCAATGTCTGATTCTTTTCTGTTACAAACATTAAGCCCGTATTAAAACTAATTGTTGCATTTGCCCTACTAGTATAAACATATTTTTCACCAGCAAGCACCTTAACATGGTTTGGAGTAGAGTCACAAATTCCATCCCAAATAAAGGTAATGTCTTCAGGAAAAGATATTCCCCATCCTAATTGATTAGTTAATCCAACTGGGAAGCACTTGTATGCGTGAGACTCATAGGTCTCGTCCATCCAAGATCTTTTTGCATTTAATGGGGATACTTGAGCGTATCCTTCTCTAGTTTTGTATACCTTTATGTTTTTCACGTTCAACTCTTTCTGCTCTCATCTGCATAAACTCTTGGCAGTGGGCATGATCGTTATAGTCTAGCATTGTTACAATTGAATATTTTCTTCCTTCTGTAACTGGCTCAGCAACGTGAGAAAACAGGTACGTAGAAGGGAATATGTAAAGATCTCCAGCTTGTGGTTTAATAGAGATATCTAGCTTTGGAAAAGTTAGTTCTCCGCCAAGATAATCGTCATTTGGATATGCTACCAATGAGACTGTAGCGCTATATGAGAAACCATGATCTGCATGTTCTTTAAAGTGTTGTCCAGGTCCGTATTGAATGAAGTTCATAACTTCCCAGTAATTCATTCTAACATTATACTTGCCGCAATAATCTTCAACTGATGGGATCTGTGCTGCATACGCAGACTCCCATATTTCTGACAAAGCAAATTCTTGTATATTTTTAGGGCTTTTAATTTCTCCAATTTTAAAATCTTGGCAATCTCTGTAGTCTAACTTTGTTTCAGAATATCCTACTGTTGCGTCTGCCCATTTGTATGAGTCATTATTGGCTTCAATGAAATCTTTTGTTCTGTCCATTATAGACTGAGGCATTACATTTCTGTATACCCATAGTCCTGGAAATAGCATTTCTTTTGATGACCAGTTTGGTTTTATATCTGTAATCATTTACGCTCCTGTCTTGTTATAGTGTAACATATCGTCTGGCATGATGTCAATAATTAAATGGACTCTGTCTACTGTGCTATTATTGCTAGCTGCATGCTTCATCTGGTTATTAATTTCATACCACCCACCTTGTTCCATATTTATAGTATTATCCATTACTGTAAATGTAACATCTTTATTTGTAATTATTGGTACATGAACTCTTCTTGAGTAATGTAGCAGAGGCCCTCCGTCAACATGTGGCCTGATAGTTACATTGGCTGGCAGGTTTACCACTTCGCATCTTATTATTTTACCAGAATAATAAGCAGCAAGCTTTTCAAAAATTATATCTATTTCTATGTTTGCCTGATCATTAATAAACTTATTATGCTGGGTTACTTCTACCACATCCCCAGGTTTCCAGATAGCTTCATCCGTTAAGCATATCGGGAACATTTTTGTGTCTTTGTGGGTATAAAAAGTTTCCTGTCTTTTTGTGTAGGAATACCACTCTTCCTCAAAAGAGGATACTTCTTTTTTTATATTGTCTATGTTAAAATCGCCTAATTTTAAAATAGACCACTCGCTATTTTTTTTCAGTCTTTCGTACATATTCGTATATCTCACAATCTACTTCATTTAACTCTTTAATTCTTTTTAAATGGGATTCGTTAATTTCTACTTTAACTGATGGGGACTGGTTGGATTTATCTGAGTACTTAAACGCATTTATTCCAAATTGTTTTTTAACCTCTTCGTTAAAATCAAACTTAAACTTATCATAGTTTTCCATTGTATATATATTGATACCTGCTATAGATTCTTTAATCTTATCAATATCTAGGGAGTAATCTTCTAAGTGCCATATATTGTCTATATATGATTCTGAGCTTATTCCTATATAACTATTAAAAAGATTTACATCTGTTGAGCCAGTTAAAAATTTAGACTGTAGGTTGCCTTGTATTTCTGACTGCTCTTTATATAGCCATTGATCTAAGTTGTTTTCAGCCGACTCTTTTGATGTTATATAGCCAGTATTATATTTAAAATAGCTAACATATCTTTCTACTGGGTCTCTTAGTAAACAGAAAACTTTGGGAGAGTCCATGTATTTCAATGGCATTCTCCCAAAGTGTCCTATAACAAACTTACTTTTTTTAATATGCTCTATGTCAATTCGTGTTCGATTTGACGCAAAGTGAGGGATATCTTTAGCAATAAGGTCTGGGACCATATTGTTCCTTATGTATACTCCAGATGTTCTAGGTATATGAAGGTGATATATAGACATTAGTACATCTTTAGGTTGTGTACTACAATGTCTCCTGCAATTAAGACATCTACTGGTGAAGCGTCTAGCTGGTAGACATCTCTAGTTTCATCAATAGTATTTATAGATTCTACTGTTTTTTCAGCAAATCCTTCATTTTCAATTTTTTCAATAATGACATCTCCTACTTCAACTGTTCCTGTTGTGATGAACATGTAGACATCATTTCTCTTTACAAGTACTGTGTGCTCTAGGGAGAATCTCTTTGACATATCCCCATTGAAGTACATTGTTATGTCTTTTACTGAAGGCACGATGTTTGTAATTGTTGTTGGAACTACAGTCATTTCTGTTATTGACTTTGATGACCAGACAGAAGGATCTTCATCAATTTCAGATGTAAGTTCATCCCATTTAACTCCAGCAACTATGTCGCCTATCTTAATATCTTTTGCTGGGATGTAGACTATGTTTTCGCCATCTAGTACTGATACTAGTGTGTCCTGATCTATACAGCTAAAGAATCTTGGTGGTGCGAAAAAGCTTGGTGGTGCGAAGAACCCTGGTGGGGCAAAGAACCCTGGTGGGGCAAAGAACCCTGGTGGGGCGAAGAAGCTTGGTGGTGCGAAGAACCCTGGTGGGGCAAAGAACCCTGGTGGGGCGAAGAAGCTTGGTGGAAAGAACGGTGGAAAGAACGGTGCTAATGTTGTAACTGAGTTTGAGTTAGCAGAATATTCTGAAGTGCCGTTTGCATTTACTGCCTGAATTCTATAAGTCTGAGCTGTATTTGCTGTCTCTGGAACTGTGTAGCTTGTTGCTGCAGTTGAGTATGTTGGTCCATCTGAAGATGTTAAAACATATCCAGTTATTGCTGAGCCTCCGTTATTTGGAACAACTAAAGACCAATCTACAAGATCTTGATTTGTTTGAGCAGTTGCAGTTGGAGCAGCCATTGTTGCTGGCTTTGTAGTTGCTGTAACTGAATTTGACGCAGCTGACGCTGCTGAAGTTCCATATGTATTTGTTGCTGTTACAGTAAATGTATAAGCAATTCCTGACTGAAGGCCTGTGACTGAAACTGGAGACGATGCTCCAGTTCCAACAAAGTTTCCTGGGGAAGATGTTACTGTAAATGAATCTGCAGCATTTCTAGAATCAGGTGTAAACGTTACGTCTGCACGTCCACTATTAAATGCTCGACCTGATCCCAGGTTTGTTGCTGTTCCTATCGTAGGAGCGTATGGAGCCAAAAAGTCATTTGAAGACTGGCTCATTCTACCTGATTGTTTTGACATTTATATATTCTCCCTTGATCCTATTACGCTGACAGGTCTCCGAAGACCAACCATCCGCTTGAAATTTTTAATGCTGTTACAACTGAATTTGTTGTTCTGAATTTTAATCCTGGAGTACCAACTACACCATTTGTTGCTGCAAATGATGCACCAGTTCCAGTCTGTTGCCAGAAATCAATTGATTGTCCAGTTGAATATCCTGTTGCAGGAAGAGTTATTACAACTGCCCCTGATACAGGTACAAACTTATCTTGTTCTCCTGCTGCTAATGTTTCAGAAGCTGAACGTGCTGTGCCTATTGTTGTTATAGAAGGCACTCCAGCCCGTGTCTGTGTTCCATCTGAAAATACAATTCCTGCTGCGCCTACTGTTACAGTTCCTGTAAATGTTGGGCTTGCAAGTGGTGCTTTGGCAGAAAGACTTGTTGTTACTGTTGATGCAAAGTTTGCATCATCTCCAAGTGCTGCTGCAAGTTCATCAAGTGTATTAAGTGCTGCTGGGGCACCTGTTAGAAGAGCATTTACTTGTGATGTTGCGTCTGCAATTGCCTCTGATTTAGCTGTTGCGATTGCTGTAGCCTGTGCTGTAGAGACTGGCTTTGAAGCATCTGCTGTATTGTCTACGTTTCCAAGACCTACGTGAGACTTAGTTACACCAGATACTGTTCCAGTAAATGTAGGAGAAGCAATCGGAGCATATGTTGATGCAGCAGTTGCTACTGCTAATTTAGCATCTAATGCTGTCTGTGCTGCTGCAGAAACTGGCTTATCTGCATCTGCTGTATTATCAACATTTGCTAAACCTACCATTGTCTTTGTGATTCCTGAAGCTGATCCAGTTACTGCTAATGTTGGAACAGTTACAGTACCTGTAAATGTTGGTGAAGCAATTGGTGCCTTAGTAGCAATTGCTGTGTCTTGTACACCATTTGCAGTATTAATTGATGCAATTGATGCATCTGCTGATGCTTTATTTGTATTGATAAATCCATTAAGAAGTGTATAGTTATCAGATATATTTGTAACTACTCCATTAATCTGTGCCTGAACATTTGATGTTACTGAGTCAAGATAACCAATTTCTGTTGCACTGACTGTTCCTATAGATGTTGTGGCTGGGAGAATTACAGTTCCTGTAAATTGAGGTGATTCAATTTTTGCCCGTTCTGCAAGAGCTGCTGTTAATCCAGCAATTTTGCTTGGTGCAATTTCTGCTGTTAAGCTAATCTGGCCATTAGTGATTGTTTCAGTTTGAATTGCAGCACCTGCAATTGAGTGATTAGGTGCTGTTATTGTTCCTGTTAATGTTACATCACTAAGTGTTGGTGAAAGCTTTGGAGCATATGTTGATGCTGCATCTGCTGATGCTAGCTTAGCATCAATCTGAGCCTGTATAGGAGATGAAACTCCATCTAGGCGCTGTAGTTCTGCATTGCTTACATTTCCAATTTGTGCTGCGTCTGCGAACAGATTTCCAAGCTCAAGAGAGTCTTTTGTGTAAGTAGTAAAATCTACTGTTGTTCCTGGCTCTGCTGTTACTCCAGAAAAAAGCTTCCATGTTGCATCAGATGCATCACGAACAAGTCCTGAGTGTTGGTAGGTTCCATTGTTAAATGCTGCAACTACACCTAAGTCTAGTACGTTAGATTGGTTTCCGTCTCCAAGATAAAGCATTGGATCGTCAATTGAAACGTTTGTAGAATTTACTGTTGTTGAGTTTCCATTAACTGTTAGGTTTCCTGAAACAGTAAGTGCTCCAATTGTTCCTGTTGTAGCATCTATAGTAGTAGTGTTTACGGCACTTGTTTCTACTAATGGGGTTGTTAATTTTGTTGTTGCATTTACTGTTGCGGCTAGCCCAACAGTCATTCCGTTATCTCCAGAATTATTTGATACTACAACTGATCCTGTACCTGTGATTGGTGCAGATAAAGTAAGTGTTCCAGCTTGAGCATCATGTGTTACATTTGAACCTCTTCCACCAACTAAAGTATTTGAAACAATAGTTTTAACTGGGGATGTGAGGTCTAGCTGAGTTAGAGGAACTTTTCCAGAAGAGTTTAATGAAGCTACTCCATTTGCAACTCCAAGGTCTGCAGCGGCTAGATAAGTTGAATCTGCTGTATTGACAAGTTGAGAATTTTGTGTAGCAACATATGCTTTTGTTGCTAAGACTGAATCGTCTGCTGTAAGTGTTATTGTGTTTGAATCATCGTTGTATACTCTTGTGATTCCTACGCCAGCCTGAATTGCTGTGTTGACAGCATCCTGTGCAAGCTCATTAAAGTATGATGAATCTACTGCGATGGTTATTGTATTAGCACCATCGTTATATGTCTTTGTAAGTCCTGCGCCTACTGCGAGGGCCTGGTTTACTGCGTCTTGGGATATTTCACCAATCGCTACATCTGAATTGTTTGCATATGAAAGGGCAGTCCATGTAGAAGACCCGTTACCGAATTTAAATAGGTTTGTGTCTGACTCAACACCCATTTCACCTGCTGCCAAAATTGGATTTACTGAGGTCCACTGTGAAGCTGTGCCTCTTCTTACTTGAATTCTTACTGTTGACATATTTGCCACCCCTTATTTAGACTTATTTTGTAATTATAGCACTAGAATAATTCCA